GGCATCCCGCATGGCCCATTTCGGCGCATTCATTCTGCCGCAAATGTCCACTCCATTCCGGTATTCAGGACAGCAGTGCTATCGCGAGGATGTTGCAGACAAACTCAAGAAATTCCTCGAACAAACGGGCATCTCGATGGAGTTCAACTGCGGGATTGATACGGCGGTTTTCAAAGATGAATGGAAGGGCGTTTCGCCAATTTGCGAGATTGTAATTTGTGAATTTGACCATTCTGCCAACCAGGAAAGTCAGCTTGATATGTTCGCGGAGGCCACATGACCACTATCACCAAACTCCTAGGCTTCTGCATCGCTCTGCCATTCCTCGCTACTGCTGCCGTCCTGTTCCTGGCGATGCTGCTATCGCTGTTTCTCGCTGGGCTGTTTATGGGGGATGAGCTGTGATCCGCAACTTCCACATCACACCGACCAACCTCCACCACCTGGTTGCCAAGCTACATCGCCTAGACCCTCACACCGATTGGGTGTGCGACGTCACCGAGAAGAAAACGAAGCGGAGCCACGAACAGAATAGCCGTTACTGGTCGCTGCTTACCGACTTCGGGCGCTATCTCGGCTACGAGTCCGAAGAGCTGCACGAAGTCTGCCGCTACAAGTTCCTGCGTGAATATGCCGAGGTAGGCGGTGAGCGCGTTGAAAAGCTGAAGTCCACTACCAAGCTCACTACCGCCGAATTCACCGAATACATGGACGCGATTGATCGCTGGGCCGTGTCGCTCGGGTTCGTGTGGCAGGAGGCGGTATGAACGAACGCAAGATAACCGAATCTGCACGCGGCGAGGAATGCACCGTAAGAATCCCCGGAGTTTGTAACGGCAATCCTGAAACGGTTGTCTTTGCCCACGTCAACGGGATTCGTTTCGGTCATGGCGTCGGTAAGAAAACACGGTGGGGAGCTTACTGCTGCGCCGACTGCCACGATGTGCTCGATGGCCGCAAGCCTAGGCCTCACGGAATGACATTCGAGGGAGCGAAGCAAGCGCACTACGAGGGCGTAATAGAAACACTCAACAAACTAGTCGAGAAGGGGTTGCTGTGATGGGCTGGTCAATTGGATATGACTCAAGTTGGAAGCGCGATATTGGCTACGGTGTTCCGGCTGTATGTGATCACCCAGGCTGCAACAACGAGATAAATCGCGGGCTTAGCTATGTGTGCGGCGGAGAGCCGTATGGCGGAGATCATGGCTGCGGCTTGTATTTCTGCTATGACCATCTGTTCATGGCAAGCGATCAATGTGAGCGGTGTTTAGAAAATCAGCCGCCGTTTGATGCAAAGCCCGATATCCCTGAGTGGATCAACTGGAAGCTAACAGACGAAAGCTGGCAGCAATGGCGCGACGAGAATCAGGAAGAAGTAGCCGCCATTAAAGCTCAACTGGAATTGGAAAAATGAGCTGCTTCGACTGCCTTCATAACCAACCAGACGGCTGCGCTCTTGATCGCCCCGAATACGAAACCTACGAACCATGTCCCGTAAAGGAGGAAGAAGATGAGGAACATTGATGCTTGCGAACGCAGGGCGGAATTGCTGCGCCTGATCTATGAAACGCCACTCACAACAATGCTCATTGCTGCTGCTCTGGATGTTGATTACACCATCATCAAATCAGACATGGCCGCATTGAAGCGGCAGGAGCTTCTCTACAAGGCGGGAAGGATGCGGTCGGTGAGGACTGACGGAAAGGTTAGCAAGATTACCAAATGGGGCGCAGTGAAGCTGATGACTGCCAAGGAAATTGAGCACTCTGTTTATCACCGTGAACCAGAACAATCCAAGCTTCCCGACCTGCCAGATTCAATTCTTACGATGATGGGCTACAACATCCACGGCGAGCCGCGTGGAGGCGTATTTGTAGACAACGAAGATTTCATGCCCGAGTTCGGCGTCAGCAAGGTCAAGGTTTATCCCGGAACGAGCTGGGGAATGATGGAGATGGCGCTGTGAGGCTGGCGGCAAAGAAAGACGCGAACCACAACCTCATCGCTGACGCCTTCGAGAAGCTTGGATGCAGCGTCTTCGATACCTCGCGCATGGGTAACGACTTCCCTGACATGGTCATCGGTCTGTGCGGCATCAACGTGCTGATCGAGGTCAAGCGAGATGCCAAAGCCAAGCTCACGGATGGTCAGTTCAAGTTTTTCCATGAGTGGAAGGGATGGACGGCTGTGGTGCGCGGAATAGATGACGTGCCGCCTATCGTCAACCAGATGCGGCAGGAGCGGACATATCAGATTCGTGGGTTTATATCGATTAACGGGGTGAGGGCATGAACGACAAGGAACTGTTGGAGCTGGCGGCGAAGGCGGCGGGGTATGAATTCTCTGAGTGGGGTTCGGATTACTACTCAGACGGCCCATATGGCGATGAAGTCAAGCATGGCCTAATGATTGAAGGAATTGCTTGGAACCCCCTCACCGATGACGGCGACGCGCTGCGGCTGGCGGTGAAGTTGGAGATCGGTGCGCTTATCAGTTCTAACTTTGTCTACATCAAGAGCTACTACGATGAGAAACCAACTCTTCGAGAGCCACTTGGCAACGACCCCTACGTCGCCACCCGCCGCGCCATCGTCCGCGCTGCTGCCGAGATTGGAAAGGCCATGCAATGACCGCCAAGTACAACGGGCACGTTCTGAAGTGGTACCGCTGGCAGCACTTTCTTGCTGAGCGTGATCGCCGATTCTTAGCGATGTTTATTTGGGCGCATGCCGTAAATTCAAACGATTACGAGGCTGATAGTTAGTGCGCCGCTGGGAATACGGCGATCCGGCGATGGTCGTGGAGCGCAGGCAAGATGCGAGTTGTCACGGGTGCAAGTGGAAGGAAGAGATATTCGGTCGCGAGTTCTGCAACCATCCGCAGCATTCGACGGTAGAACTAAGGAAATGCAGGCATTACACACTGAGGGGGCAAGATGAATAGAGACCGTCTGGAATGGCACATGCAGAATTGGGTAGATTACATGCAGACGGGAGACAGTCGGCTTGGATACCCTAAACGCAGTCTCATGATTGCCTCTGGTGGAGGCGGCGCGGCAGATGCCTTCGAGATTATGTGTGACGAGGTAGACATTCATTGTGCCGAGCAGATAGACGCGATGATAGACAGCCTGAGACCGCCGCAACGTATTGCGATCAACCACCACTGGCTCAGGGTGAAGCATTGCTATCCTACACAGGAATATGATTTGGAAATGGCCTACACTTCATTGATGGCTATGGCAGATAAGAGAGGGATGGTATGACGGATAGAGAGCTGTTGGAGATGGCGGCGAAGGCTGCGGGCGTGGATGTGTATTGCAACGTAGGGACAACCATCATGCGGAGCACTGGAGTGGGTAACTTTATCGCCCCATGGAACCCCCTCACCGATGACGGCGACGCGCTGCGGCTGGCGGTGAAGCTCACTGGTTCCGGTTTCTGCATGACCGACCTTAACGTGCCGATGATTCAGGCAGCACGCAACAATGAGGATTTATACGCCGCCACCCGCCGCGCTATCGTCCGCGCTGCTGCCGAGATTGGAAAAAATAACACTTGATTTCTGTAACAATATTCTATACAGTAACGGGTGGGGGCATTTTGCGCCCAGAAGAACCCTAAAGAGACCCGCCTAGTGCGGGTTTTTGCATTTCCGAATATGTGCCAGCTTAGCCCGATCACCTAAGCCCGCAGCAGCCCACGGGAGGCGGCAAGTTCCAATATCCCGTTTAACCTAGCCCTGCCATTGCGCGGGGCTTTTCATTTGTGCATCTGCGGATGCTGAAAGGTAAATCATGAAGATTGAGTACAAGGTGCGCCCTGTGACCCGTTATGTTGTTACACGCTTCGAAGGCCGAAGTGAGGATGACCAAGGAGGCGGTTACGTTGGGTCTAGCGTTTGCGGAGAATTTCCGAGCGGATATGCCGCCTACCAGATCGCCTATGCGCTAGCGCACGCTGAATCAGAAAGGCTCGGCTTAGCGCCGGGCGATGAAACTGTTATGTATCCAGAAATGCCGGAAGGCGCGAACGTAGAAACGAACGCCATTTACTAGCAAGAATAACGAAGGCGCATCTCCACCAATCCCCGCCTTGCCGGATCACGTAACCGGCCATATTGAACGCCTCGCTATATGCGGGGCTTTTTCATTTATGGAGCCAGATGAGCAAGCCACCAAAGCTAGAGCATCGCCGCATAGACGCCCTGCAAGACTACTACAGTGACGTAAGCGGAAATCTCTACTCAGTTGCAAAGCTGGTTGACGACACAAAGCACCTAAAACCATTCGATGCGCCGCTGGCCAGCCTGAATCTCTCAGATCAGATATGGAGCGGCTGCGACATGTTCGATTTGGCCTTCCACTGCAAGAAGGTAAACAAAGCCGACCTGACCAAGCCAATCATCATTGCATGGGACGGCGTGATAGCAGATGGTCGGCATCGCGTCATCAAGGCAATAATTCAAGGCAAGCGCACCATCAAGGCTGTCCGCATGACGTGGAAGCCGGAGCCGTGTAAGCCAGCTTAACCACCACAGTACCTATGCTCACATAGGGTTCCGAAGGGAAACATCATGGCAGCTCGATTAAAGCCGAGACACCAGGAAGAGATTCGCACAAAAATCCAAACCAGTCAGTTAGTTAATGTTTTGCAGAATCATGCGCTTGGTACGGACGAAAAGGAAATGACCCAAACGCGTATGAAGGCAATCGAAATCCTCCTGCGCAAAACGCTGCCTGACCTAAGCGCAACTGAGTTGACAGGGGAGGGCGGAGGCCCGCTGCAGGTAGAAAAGATCGAGCGCGTCATCGTAGGCAAATGAATCTCACGATAGAGACGCCTCGCGTCTTTCTGCCGCTGCTTGAGCCTGCACGCTACAAGGGCGCACACGGAGGGCGGGGTAGCGGCAAGTCACACTTCTTCGCGGAATCGCTTATCGAGCGCTGCATCATGTATCCCGGCACACGCTGGGCCTGCATCCGGGAAGTGCAGAAGTCCTTGGAGCAATCAGTCAAGCGTCTACTAGAGGACAAGATGGACAAACTGGGTGTCCGCGAAATGTTCGGCGTCAAGCAATATGAGATCGAAACCCCCGGTGGCGGCATCATCATTTTCCAGGGGATGCAGAACCACACGGCCGACAGTATCAAGTCGCTGGAAGGCTTTGATGGGGCGTGGGTGGAAGAAGCCCAATCCCTCAGTCAGCGCAGCCTTGACCTGCTGCGCCCGACCATCCGTAAGGAAGGCTCGGAGCTGTGGTTCAGTTGGAACCCGAATCTGGAGTCAGACCCGGTTGACGTTCTGCTGCGTGGCGAGAACCCGCCGCCTGATAGTGTGGTGATTGAGGTCAACTTCACGGACAACCCGTGGTTCCCCGAAGTCCTGCGGGCTGAAATGGAATACGACCGGGCGCGAGACCCCGACAAGTACGCGCATGTGTGGCTGGGCGAGTACCAGCGCAACAGCGAAGCGCGTGTGTTTAATAACTGGACGGTGGAAGAGTTCGAGGTTGATCCGACTGCGGTGCTTCGCCAAGGAGCCGATTGGGGATTCTCCATTGACCCGACAGTATTGATTCAGTGCTACATCGTTGGCCGCAAGCTCTACATTCCCTATGAAGCATACCGTGTGGGCTGCGAGATCGTAGACACGCCTGCGCTGTTCCTCACGGTGCCTGAGAGCGAGAAGTGGCCCATCGTAGCCGACTCTGCACGACCAGAAACGATTAGCCACCTGCGCAAGAACGGCTTCCCCAAGATCATGCCCGCAGTGAAGGGCGCGAGGTCACTAGAAGAGGGCATCGAGTTCCTCAAGAGCTTCGACATCATTGTGCATCCGCGCTGCAAGCACACCATCGATGAACTGACGCTGTACAGCTACAAGATTGACCCGCTGACCAACTTGGTCATGCCTGTCCTGCAAGACAAGGACAATCACCTGATAGACGCATTGCGCTATGCCTGCGAAGGGGCAAGACGCACCGTTAAGCGCGAGATCAAGGAACCCAAACGATTCATTGCTGAGTCTGCCGCCTCCAACGGCTGGATGGGCTAAACACACATTACGGAATCCCTATGGCAGATGAGCTAAACCGCACTGACGACGACAAGATTGTCGAGCAGGCACAGAAGGCGTTCGAGCGCGACTACGAATACGAGTCCGACTCCCGCGAGCTGTGGAAGGCCGACTTGCGCTTTGCCAATGGCGACCCAGACAACAAGTACCAATGGGACGCACAGTACGTCAAGGAACGCGAGCTGCAGAAGCGCCCCTGCCTGACCATCAATAAGGTCAAGATACATAACCGCCAGATCACCAACGAAGCCCGCCAGAACAAGCCCTCTGTCCGCGTGTATCCGGTGGATAGCGGAGCCGACAAGCGCACTGCCGAAATCTTCAACGGCATCATCCGACACATCGAGACCAACTCCGATGCGGATATGGCCTACGACATGGCGGAAGAGTTCGCCGTGGATGCAGGAATTGGCTACTGGCGCATTGTGACGGACTACTGCGCGGAAGATAGCTTCGACCAGGAAATCTTCATCGAGCCAATCAAGAACCCCCTGAATGTGGTGCTGGACTCGCGCATCCAGAAGCCGGACGGCTCCGATGCCAAGCGTGCGTTCGTGTTCCGCGACATGCCAAAGGATGAATTCGAGAAGGAATACCCGGACGCTGAGCCGATCGACTGGCCCATCAACAACGGCACCAACTGGCTCAAGGGCGATTCTATTCGCGTTGCCGAATACTTCTGCATGTCCGACAAGAAGGACACGCTATACGCGCTTCCTGATGGCTCCACCGTCAAGGAAAGCGACCTTGAGGCGGCGGATGAAAAGGTCATGAAGGCTGCGGTGAAGCGTGGTGAAGTCCGCAAGCGTGAGGTCAAGAGCAAACAGGTCCATTGGTATCTGATCGCGGGCAATCAAATCCTTGACCGCAAGGAATGGCCGGGCAAGTACATCCCCATCGTGCGAGTGATCGGCGAAGAGAAGGAAATCGACGGCAAGCTCGACCGCAAGGGGCATACGCGCTCCATGAAGGACGCCCAGCGCATGTACAACTACAACTCGTCCGCCTCGGTCGAGTACGGCGCGTTGCAGACCAAGACACCGATTGATGGCCCCGCCGAAGCGTTCGAGGGCTACGAAAAGTATTGGGAGCGGGCCAACCTGGAGAACCTGCCTTATCTCCCATGGAACCACACGGACGAGAACGGAAACCCCATCCCCCGCCCGCAGCGCATGATGCCACCGGCCCCTTCTCAACTGTTCTTCGATGGCATGCAGGTTGCCTCCAATGAAATGAACATGAGTTCCGGCCAGTATGAGGCGCAGTTCGGCAACAACCCGCAGGCACAGTCGGGCCGTGCTCTCAATGCCTTGCAGCGCAAGGGCGACATTGCCACGTTCCATTTCATCGACAACGTAGCCCGCGCGATCAAGTACACCGGCAAGATTCTCGTTGACCTGATCCCCAAGATTTACGACACGGCCCGCATCGTGCGCATCCTGGGTGAAGATGGCTCCGAAAAGCATGTGCAGATTGATCCTGAGCAGCAACAAGCCTTCCGTCAAGAACGCGACATGATGACTGGCGAGATACAGGAAATCTACAACCCATCCGTGGGGCGCTATGACGTGGCGGTGAGCGTTGGTCCGTCCTACACCACCCGCCGCCAGGAAGCCTTTGACGCCCTGATCCAGTTGACACAAGGCAACCCGCAGCTCATGGCCATTGCTGGCGACCTGGTAATGAAGGCTGCAGACTTCCCGATGGCACAAGAACTTGCAGAACGCCTTGAAAAGACCTTGCCGCCTGGCCTCAAGGACGACGAGCAGAACTCGCCAGAAGTGCAGCGCGTCAAGGCGCAGGCCCAACAGATCATTGACCAGCTCACGCAGCGCATCCAGGCGGCAGAGCAAGCCATGGCCGAGGCCAACCAGGAAGCGCAAGAACTCGTACTCAAGGCCAAGGACAACGAGACCAAGAACATGCTGGAGGCCGAGAAGGTGCGCGTGGACTACATGAACGCCGAAACCAATCGCCTTAAGGTGCAACTGGATGCCGCCATCAAGGCGCAGCAGCAACTCACCCCCGAACGTCTGGACATGATCGAAGCCGCCTTGGCCGAGATCATTCAGCGGATAGACCCGCCAGAGCCGCTAGACGTAACAGTTTCAGACCAACCGCCTCCGGGCGGTTTTTTTACGCCTGAAAACTCGCAGTAAAAGCCTACCTGTGGGCCTCACAGGGCAATCAGGAGAAATCCATGTCGGAGCAAGACCAAGTAGTAGACCCTCAAGCTACTGAGGAAAACGTAGCGACCGCACCTGGTGCCACGGCAGCACAGGAGGGCGAGAACAAGCCGGTTGAACCGAAGGTTTTCACGGAAGATGAAGTGAATGCCATTGTTCAAAAGCGAATCGCCAAGCTTGAACGCAAGCATGAGCGCGAACGCATTGCACAGCAGACCCGCGAGCAAATCGCACAAGAGCAGAAGCCGTCAGCCCCGAGCGATGACCCGGAGCCGAAGGAAGCCGACTTTGAGACCTATGGCGAATACCTGAAAGCGCTTGCCAAGCACGAAGCCCGCCAGATGTTGCGGGCAGAACGCGAAGCAGCCGAGCAGGAGCGCAGCAAGAAGGCTCAGCAGTCGGAAGCCGAACGCTACCAGGCACGCCAAACGGAGCTGATCGAGAAGGGCGAGGACAAATACGAGGACTTCGAGGACGTAATCAAGTCCGACACGAACACGTATTCCCGCGCCGCATTCCTTGCCATGCTCGAAAGCGACATGGGAGCAGAACTGCTGTACTTCCTCGCCAAGAATCCCGACGAGGGCAAGCGCATCTCCGCACTCCCTGCTTACGCGCAAGCAAAGGAAATCGGCAAGCTGGAGGACAAGCTCCAAGCAAAGCCGCAGAAACAAATCTCGAAAGCCCCTGAACCGATCAAGCCGGTTACTTCCGGCCAGACGAACAGTGACGTGCTGTCCGATGACCTTCCCATTGAGAAATGGATGGAGTTACGGAACAAGCAGGCCAGGGGGCGCTAAACCACCCCACGGAACGAAGCCGCCTAGTGCGGCTTTTTCCATTTATGGAGCATCGAAATGGCTAATACCATCCTGACCCCGACCGCAGTGACGCGCGAAGCTCTGCGCATCCTGCATCAAAAACTCAACTTCATCGGTTCCATCAACCGCCAGTATGACGACTCGTTCGCCAAGACCGGCGCGAAGATCGGTACTGACCTGAAAATCCGTCTGCCGAACGAATATACCATTCGTACCGGTGCTAATCTGTCCACCCAGGACACCAGCGAAACCAGCACCACGCTGTCTGTCGCAACGCAAAAGGGCGTGGATACCACCTTCACCACTGCCGAACTCACCCTGAGCCTGCAAGACTTCTCCGAGCGCATCCTGGAACCGGCAATGTCCGTTCTGGCTGCAAACGTGGAAGCCGACGCACTGAGCATGGCGCTGGATGTGTACCAAGCCGTGAACAACGTTGGTTCCGCGATCACGCTGAACAAGGTGCTGTCAGCACGCAAGCTGCTGACGGATTCCTTGGCACCACAGTCGGGTCGCGCCCTGTTGCTCAACACTCAGGACAATCTTGACCTGGTGGATGCCCTGAAGGGTCTGTTCCAAGACTCCGGTGAGATTGCCAAGCAATACCGCGAAGGCATGGTGGGTCGCACCGCAGGTTTCGGTGAAATCTACGAAAACACCCTGATCCCCAGCCAAACCACGGGTACAGCGGCATCGGCCACCACCTACACCGTCAACGGAGCAGGCCAAACCGGTTCTACTGTCACTGTTGCAGTCGGTGCCACCACCTTCAAGAAGGGTGACGTTATCACCTTCGCAGGTTGTAACCGTGTTCATCCTGAAACCAAAGCGGATACCGGCGTGCTGCAGCAATTCGTTGTAACGACTGACTATGCAGGCGGCGCTGGCAATATCGCCATTTCCCCGGCCATCGTGACCTCGGGCGGTCGTCAGAACGTTTCGGCATCCCCGACCAACGGCGGTGCAGTGACCAAGGTGGGCGGCGCTTCTGCTGTCTACAAGCCCTCCCTGGCCTACCACAAGGACGCCTTCACGTTTGTCTCTGCCGACCTGGAAGATGTTTCCCAGTACGGCGCATGGGGTGCGCGTGAAGTGATGGACGGTGTGTCGATGCGTATTGCTCGTCAGTACGCCATCTCCACCGACACCATCCCCTGCCGTATCGACGTGCTGTACGGCTACAAGACGATCCGCGCCCAGCTGGCCGCCCGCATCCTCTCCAACTAACCATAAGGGGCTTCGGCCCCTTTTCTCATAAGGAGAAGAGCATGACTACTGGCGTCATTATGGGCAACGTGGTCGGCATGAGCGTGGTTTCGGTCGCGCTTACCCCGGCACTCGTCGCTGCAAACACCACTGCCGAACAAACCTTCACCGTCCCTGGCGTTCGCGCTGCGGACAAGGTACTCGGCGTTTCCAAACCTACAGCACAAGCAGGGCTGGGTATTGTGGGATGGCGTGTCTCCGCAGATAACACCGTGGCGATCACGTTCTCCAACAACACCGCTTCCGGCATCACGCCGACTGCTGCACAAACTTACGACATCCAACTCCTGCGCCTCGAATCGACGCAGGCCGGATTCAACGTTTAACACTCGCCCCCGAAAGGGGGCTTTTCTATTGGGGTTCATATGTTCCAGGAATATCCGAAGTCCCTCTACATGAACGGCGAATGGGAAGGCGAGCACGTCATTGTGCATGACGCCGAACAGGAAGCCGAGATGCGCAAGCAGGGCTACAAGATGCTCTCCGAGCCTCAAGAGAAAAGCCGTCGCCGGAAGGTGGCGCAGTAATGGCAACCGTTACCAGCCTCGTCAAACTCGCCCTAAAGGATGCGGGGGTGATTGGCGGACGCGAGACGCCGACCGATGACGAGATGCAGGATGCGCTCGACACGCTGAATCAGATGTTGGCGATGTGGCGCACCCAATCGCTCACCGTCTACTGCCAGAAGTCGGAAACGCTTGCGGTAACGGGGGCCACGTCTTACACCATCGGCACAGGCGGCAACCTGAACGTGGAGCGCCCGGTGGGCGTGGACGGCGTGTTCTGGCGGTTGAATGATGTGGATTTACCATTGACGCCCATTCACTCGTTCGAGGATTACCAGGACATTGGCGTGAAGAACCTGCAGGGAACGCCCTCGGCCTTTTACTACCGTCCCGCCTATCCGCTGGGTGTCTTGTTTGTAACTCCCATTCCGACCGAAGGCACGCTCTACCTCACGTTGAAGCAGCCGATGCCGGTCTATACAACCATCAATGACGATATCAGCCTGCCGCCTGAATACGAGGGCGCGATCCGCTGGAATCTGGCATCGATGCTGTGCGCCACCTTTGGTATGCCCATTACGCCAGAAATTGACCGCTACGCAAGGCAAACCAAGCGTGCGCTAAAAATCGTCAATACCAGCCTCAAGACCATGCAGATGCCCGACGCTGTCATGGCGAATTCGCTCTACAACATCCAGACGGATAGCTAAATGGAAGTCCAGCTATTTGGCATCTCACAATTCGGCAAGTCGACTAATGTTACGCGCCAACAGCGCTTGAATGCGTACATAGAGCCGCAGCCGGGAGACGACCGTGCACGGGTTGCCATCTACGGATTCCCGGGTAAAGACCTGTTTACCTCCTTCGGTGATACCCCTATCCGTGGCATCTACCAGCGCGGCGACTTTCTGTATGTGGTTCATCGCGGCACGTTCTATGAGGTCAATAACGCGGGGGTTAGAACCGCTCGGGGGACGATAGGCACCACCACTGGCCGTGTTTACATGACGGACAACGGTTCTCAGCTGATGCTGACCGATGGCAGCGCAGGCTATATCTACACCTTCGCTACAACCAACTTTGCACAGATCATTGACGCTGACTATCCGGGCGCGGAGACCGTAACGTGGCAGGACGGTTATTTCATCGTCAACAAGCCGGACTCGCAGCGGTTCTATGTCTCGGCGGTGAATGATGGCATGAGCTGGGATGCGCTGGATTTTGCGTCAGCCGAATCCAACCCGGATGACATTGTGGCTGTTGCCTCGGACAACTCCAACCTGTTCCTGTTTGGCTCTATTTCGACAGAGTTCTGGCAGAACACAGGCGGCACGGACTTCCCATTCTCTCGTGTGTCTGGCGGAGCGATTGAATGGGGCTGCGCTGCGGTTAACTCAATCGTCAAATATGACAACTCGTTGGCTTTTCTGGCGAAGAATCGCATGGGCGAGGTCATTGTTGCGCGCATGAACGGTTATGCTCCGCAGCGGATTTCCAACCCGGAAATTGAATATATTATCAACAACTACTCTGCGGTGTCGGATGCGACAGCAATCAGCTACATGCTAGGCGGCCATCCCATGCTGCAAATAAACTTTCCTACGGCTGGTGAGACATGGCTGTTTGACGGCCTCTCCAACGCGTGGAGCAAACTTGAAAGCTATGGAGAGACGCGGGACAGGGCAGATATTGGCGTTAATTATCTCGACCGCATCATCGTTACTGACTTCGAGAACGGCAACCTTTACCGGCTTAATCCGCTGACATTCACCGAGAACGGCCAACCACTTTCCTTTGAGGTCACATCTCGCCACTTGTCCTTTGATGACAAGCGGTTTGTGGTGGACATGGTGCAGCTCGACATGGAGACCGGCGTTGGGCTTTCAACGGGCCAAGGCTCCAACCCGCAAATCATGATGCAGGTTTCAAAGGATGGCGGCCATACCTGGGGGCCGGAGCAGTGGACATCATTTGGTGCTATCGGCACTTATCAGGCCCGCGCTATCTGGCGTCGTCCAACAGGGGTTGCGAGAGATGTGGTGTTCCGCTTTCGCATTACCGACCCCGTTAAGCGGGTCATCTTCGGGGCTTCAATGAAGATCAGACCGGGGCGCTCATGATTAAACCGCCACCGAATCAACAGGCCATTCAGGGCGAGCATAGCATCACTGTTCATTGGCAGCATTTTTTCTCGGATGTGTTCGATGCAATTTTGGCCCAACAAGGGAGCGGCGAAACCGCTAACAGGCCAACACGCAAGCTCTATGTAGGCCGCCCATATTTTGACACCACACTAGGCCTCCCGATTTGGTATGACGGCTCCGGCTGGGTCAAGGCAGACGGTACGGCGGCATGATTCGAGAGTCCACCCCGTTTGAGTTGGCGGGGGTTCTCCACCTGGCATGTGAAGAAACGCCGGTATACAAAGGCAAGACGAGCCTCGAAAGCACTTTGCTAGGGCTGGCGAAATTTGACTGCTACGCCATCGAGAAGGATGGAGAGGTGATCGGCGGCGTGATTTTTAGAGGTGATGAGGGGCACATCGCGGTGCTTTCTCGGTTCCGTAAACATTGGGCTGGGCGCGAGTTTTACCGCTTCATGCGGGGCCAGGTCGAGGGACGCGGTGTGATTCAGGTGAGCTGCGGTAATCCTGATGCGCTCCCATTCATCAAGAGATTAGAAGAAAGAGGCTACGTATGCTTAAACGAATCCTAGGGGCGTTCTTCCCTGGCTTTAGCTGGGAGCATGGTTTTGCACTGTGGGATGTGGGGACGGCTATTGGCGTTGGTGCGTCTTTGATTGGCGGTGCAATGGGCGATGATGCTTCCGAAGATGCAGGGGCGCAGATTGCGTTGGCGAACGCAGAAGTACAGCGCATGATTAAGCAGCAGCAAGGCTCCAATACGCGAGCATTCCAGCCCTATGCAGGGATAGGCACCGCTGCGAGTTATCGTCTTTCTGATCTTCTCGGGCTGGACAAGCCATACCTCCAGTCAATGGAACAAATTGCGGACGCAGTAGAGCCTTTTTATGCTTCTACCGTAGACCGAGGCGCCGCGAATCTGTACTACAACCCCTATTCTGGTCAGGTCTCGAAGTCTGGAGGCCAGAGCTTCCTGTTACTGCCAGACACCAAAACAGTTAAGGCGAATGGGATTGGCGAATGGGATCGCCAGACATTCCTCGACTCCATCAAGGGGGATTGGGAAAAACTTAAGACAACGCCTAATTCGTCTGACTTCGGTTCTCTGATGCGAAATTTCAGCGCAGACGACCTCAATAAGGACGTGGTGTACAACACCGGCCTTCAGTTTGGATTGGACGAAGGCAACAAAGCGATTGAGCGGCGTGCTGCGGCATCTGGCGGGTGGGACTCCGGCTCTACGCTGAAAGCGCTGACGCGTTATGCAAACGATTATGGGACAACGAAGGCCGCTGGCGCATACGACCGATTCAACCAGGACAAGCTAAATATCTACAACATGCTTTCCGGCCAGCAAGGGGTCGGGATGAATGCGGCCGGAAACACTCAATCGCTCAATACCGGCCTAATTAACTCAGGGATAAGTTCAACAAGCAACGCAGCTTCCCAGCAAGCTCAATATGGAATGCAAGGGGCGGGCATTATGAATAACTCCATTATGGGCGGCATAGGGAATATGCTCTATAACCAAAGGGCAGGCGGCGGATACGCTACTCCGCCATATTGGGGGTAAGCACATGGAATGGAAAACATTAAACCTCGCAGAGATATACGCCGCCGCCGATGACTCCAAAATGCGCCGCATGCAGATGGACAACTACGGACAGGAAATGCGCCGCCGTCAGAAGGAAGAACAGGACCAAGATGCACTGAAAAAAGCCTACGCCATCAATCCTGATGGGGCGCTTGATGAACAAACCACGCTTGGTAATCTGTACCGCGTTAGTCCGATGGAAGCCTACAAGTTTAACCAAGCAATGCAGCAGAATAAGCTCGCCCAAAAGAAGCTTGAATCCGAAGATCGAAAATTGTCGATGGATGAGGGTAAGGCTAAGCTAGAAAGCCGAAAGGCGCTGCTGCAATATGGACGTGACCGACTGGCAAGCGTGCAGGATCAAGCAAGCTACGAGGCTGTTCTTGGAGAGTTGGCTGCATTGGGCGGGGAAGACCTCGTAAAGAGTATGGCTCCGGTCTACTCCCCTGAAGCGCAACAGCAATATCTTATGACTGCCGACGAGGCCATTAAGCGTACAACCCCGAAGTGGGAAAAGATCGATCTCGGCGGCAAGGTGCAATTAGTGGACGTGAATCCGATTACCAACCCAGCCATCCGCAATACTCCAATGGAAAAGACGGCATCGCCCGATGCCTTGATGGCTAACGAACGCGCTGTAAGCGAGGGTGAGAAGAACCGTGCCGTTACTAAGCGTGGGCAAGATATTACACGCCAAAATGCAGTAGAGGCCGGTCAACGTGCCGTCGCTGCCGCGAGTAAGCCCCCCAAGACCTCGCTGTCTGCATCTGCACAAAAGGAGCTATTCGAGGCCGACGAGATGGCACAAGTGTCTAAAAACACTGCCTCTATGCTTCAGGAAGCCCTCAAACTGAATGACAAGGCATATTCCGGAGTAGGAGCAAAGGAGCGCGCTATTATCCGCAGCAATCTTCCAGGGCAGAGCGAAGCAGCAGACGCTACGGTTAATCTCGATAACCTGATGACAGGTCAAGCACTGGAAAGCCTCAAGGCGACCTTCGGCGCGGCTCCTACAGAAGGCGAGCGCAAGATTCTGATGGACATGCAAGCTTCAGCCGACAAGACCCCGAAGCAGCGCCGGGAGATCATCAACCGTGCCATTCAGGCGGCAGAACGTCGCATGAAGTTCAACCGCTCTAAGGCGGATGCATTGCGCAAGGGTAGCTATTTCACGGACGGCATTCCGCAGCAGGAAGCTTCCCCAGCACAGCCCGGAGTGATTGATTTTGGGAGCCTACGATAATGGACGTTCGCTTGCCTGATGGAACCATTATCCAGAACGTGCCGGATGGCATGACCAAGGCGCAACTCACTGAAAAGCTGCGTGCGAATGGCTATGACGTGTCGAAATTGGAAGCTCCGCAACCAATGCAGCCATCTCAGCAAGCTCCGATGACCGACAGGCTGGCACGACAGGCCGGATTGACTGGACGCCATATCATCGAGGGCGCAGCGGGAACAGTCGGCTTACTGTCTGATCCTGTGGCCGCAGTCATGAATGCAACCCTTGGTACCAATGCCAGCCCCGCAAGTGCTGTTGGCAAGGGTATTGCGGATAGCCTTGGGCTTCCTGTTCCTGCAAATGCTACAGAGCGTGTCGTAGGGGATGCTTCGAGGCTTTTGGTTGGAACTGGCGGCATTGTGAAGGGAGCAACAGGTGCGGCTCAAGCAGTTTCAAACCCCGTAGCCAAAGCCACCCTTAACGCCATCGGTAATGCCCCAGGGTATCAGGCAATCAGCTCTGTGGCTGCTGGGGGTGCCGGAGGCGCGGTGCGTGAGGATGGGGCAAGTGATGGCGAGCAGTTTGCTACCGCATTGGCTGCCGGTGTTCTTGCACCTATGGCAGTCAGTGGGGCGAAGAACAGCGCCACCATTATCAAAAATTTTCTGACAAGGCCCAAGCCGCAACAGGTTGAAGCCGCCATTACGCAGGCGGGCGTGAACTTGAGCGACCTGCCATTGGACGTTGCCAACGCAATTCGTCGTGACGTTCAGAAAGCATTGCAGACCGGGGAGAACCTGTCACCCGATGCGCTTCGCCGCCTGGCTGATTACCGTGCCGTGGGGGCAGTGCCGACCCGTGGCAGCCTGACACTCAACCCTGCTGACATCACCCGAGACCGTAACCTAGCCAAGATCAGCGCCAACAGCGACGATCCCGCCGCTCAAGCTCTTGCAAATGTTGCCAACGACAACAACAAGGCGCTTATCTCCAAGTTGAACACAATGGGTGCGGAAACTGCCGATGATGTGGTAACTGCTGGCGGCAAGGTCATGGGCGCTCTTGATGCCCGAGACAAGCAGGCTAGGGGGGTCATTAATCAGCTTTACACCCAAGCCCGCGCCACCGATGGACGTAGCGCCACAATTGACCCTTCCGCCTTCACTCAGCGGGCCAATAGCTTGCTGGACGAGTCTCTGCTTGGCGGGAAACTGCCTGCGGATGTGCGTAATCGCCTGAATTCGATTGCCAAGGGCGAAACGCCGCTCACCGTGGATGTGGCGGAACAGTTCAAGACTTCCATTGGGGCCTTGCAACGCGCCTCGACCGATCCGGCAGAACGTCTTGCATTGAGCCAGGTGCGCCAAGCCTTAGATGATGCGCCGCTGCTGGAAGGGCAGGGGCAGGCCGCTATCGACGCCTTTAACAAGGCCCGCAAGGTGAATGCCGCCTATATGAAGATCGTAGAGCGCACGCCAGCGTTGAAAGCAGTGCGCGATGGCATCGAACCGGACAAATTCGTGCAAACCTTCATAGTCGGGAATGGGAGTAAGTCGAATATCAGCGACCTCGACGCCCTGAAAAAGGCTGTTTCTAGGAGCCCTGAAGCGATGCAGTCCATCAAGGATCAAATCATCCTGCACCTGAAAGCGAAGGCACTTAACAACGCTAACGATGAGGTCGCAAACTTCTCGCCATCAAACTACAACAAGGCGCTAAAAGACATTGGGGATATGAAACTTAGCCTGTTTTTCAACAAGGGCGAAGTGGATGCGCTCAAGCAGATTGGCCGCGTGAGTTCATACGAGAAATTCCAGCCCGCAGGATCGGCAGTAAATAACTCGAATACGGCAGCAACGGCCATATCCTCAATTCTGGATAGCGTAGCAAACAGCGCTATGTTGAGAAGGATTCCTGTGGGTGGGCTTGTTGCCAATGAAGCAAAAAGCATTGGAACGGCGGCAGGGGCGAGAACATCACTGGACGCAAGCAAGGCGCTCCGGTCCACGGTTTCTGCTCAGAAAAAGACCCCCGTGCTGCCTATCGCACCTGCGCTAGTCCTTGGTACGTCCGAATAGGTAAGCCACGACAACCATTGCAACAAGTGCCCCGGCCTGGATAGGGTCGATTCCAAACATCTGATTAATTTATCACAACCCGCCCAAGTGGCGGGTTTTTTATTGAGGTAAACATGGCAAAACTTAGTCCTGTTTTCAATGACGCACAGTTTATTAACGGCGTTCCGGCTAATGGAGCAAAGGTCTTCACCTATGCTGCCGGTTCCTCAACAAAACTGGCGACTTATACCGATGAGGCCGGTGTGGTAGCGCAAGCCAATCCCATCATACTAAACTCGCGTGGAGAGCCTGATAGTCCCATTTGGCTTACAGAAGGGCAGGAGTACAAGTTTGTATTTACGGCATCGACCGACTCTGATCCGCCTACATCTCCCATCCGCACAATTGATAATATTTCGGGGGTTGGTGATAACTCGGTATCGCTAGATCAATGGGTGGACTCGGGCGTTACTCCAACCTACGTTTCCGCAACTCAATTTACCCTTCCTGGCGATCAGACGAGTAACTTTCAGGTTAACCGCCGCATCAAGGCGACCGTTACAGCCGGTACTGTTTATGGCTATATCACGGCATCTGCGTTTGCGGCCCTTACTACTGTCACCGTTTCCCTGGACTCCGGCAATCTTGACTCAGGCCTATCCGCTGTCCAGTTAGGCTTGCTGACGCCGGACAACACATCCGCCCCCATTCTTAAGGACAACAATTTCATGGTCTCCGGCTCTGCCGATAAGACCAAGCGCTTGCGATTCGAGGTGGACGGCTTCACTACAGCGACAACGCGGGTTATCACCTTCTCCAATAAGGACTACACGCCCGCAGATTTGATAGAAATTCCCAAGGTGCAGGAATTCCGCCTGACTTTGACAACTGGCCTTCCGGTCACCGTCTCTGATGTGACCGGAGCTTCCACCATCTACTGCACACCATACAATGGCAACCGTATTGCCTTGTATGACGGCACCAACTGGAACGTGCGGACGACAGCGGAATTCTCTCTTGCACTCTCTGGCCTGAACGTTGGCCGTCCCTATGATGTGTTCTGCTATGACAACGCCGGAACGCCAACGCTCGAATTCACCTCCTGGACGAACGACACCACCCGCGCCACGGCTCTTGCTTATCAAGATGGGGTTCTGGTCAAGTCAGGCACGGTTACACGCCGGTATTTGGGTACGTTCTACACCACAGCCGCCACCACTACCGAGGACAGCGCCGTAAAGCGTTTCCTGTGGAACTATTACCACCGTGTGGTGCGGTATATGGAGCGCTATGAGTCAACTGCCACTTGGACATATACCACCGACACTTATCGCCAAGCTAATGCGGCTACTGCAAATCAATTGGATTATGTCTGCGGTGTAGCAGAGGACGGTGTAGAGGCAATAGTTCAGTCTAACGCGACCAACACTTCGCCCGCCGTCAATATCTTCACCGCCGTTGGGGTGGATTCGACCAGTGCAACGAGTGGACTAGCCCCGCGCACTGAAATCATTAACAACGGGGCAATTTACTGCGTGCAAGCGGCCTACATGGGAATCCCTGGAGTAGGCCGTCATTTTCTCGTCTGGCTGGAGCGTTCCGAAGCTACTGGCACCACCACATGGACCGGGACCAATAGCCCCCTTAAGAGCGGCATCATTGGCAAGGTGATGGCATGATCGATTACATCACCCGAGAACTTGAAAAGGTCTGCCCCATCTACGGGGTTAATTCTGACGGAGTTATCAGTTTCAAGGGTGAGGCGACGGAGAAGGAACGCACGGCGGCTGCGTCGAAATACGCACAGTTAACCTCTCCCTCTGGAATTGCGGCTTATGAGTCGGTATCCATTAAGGAATCCTTAAAGGCCCAAATACTCGCCATCGAAGAGCGCGAAATCATGCCTCGCAAGACCCGCGAAATCCAGATCGAGGTGATGGAATATTTCGCCTCGACGCAGGGCATAACCCCGGAACAGCTCTACATGGTGAATCCAGCCTACAGGGGGATGGTGGACGTGGACAACCAAATCAAGGCACTGCGGGCTCAACTATGAGCGTCCTGTTTGCCGTCTATGTCCTGTTCGTGCTGTACGTGGCGGTTATGGGCATCCTGCAAGCCCACAACGCCAAGCGTCTCAAATGGCCCGTTTACCCCTTCGCCATGCTGACCTTTGCCCTTGGCGTGCTGCTGGATTTTCTGGTGAATATAACGCTGCTTACGCTGCTGTTCCTCGAAGTGCCGCGTCACTGGCTCATCACCAAGCGTCTGGCCTCGCACATCGGCAAGGACACATGGCGCGGGAAGCTGGCCCGCTGGATATGCGATAACTTCCTGCATCCCTTTGACGAGGGGCATTGCAAGTGATCCTGTACCACATTCTTGCTCTCCCTTTAACGGCGCTCGGGGCGTTCATTCTGGTCAAGCTGATGCTGTCCAAGAAGCCGCCTATGGACGCCTCCAACCGCATCAATCATATAAGGCTGGTCTGGTTTGCGATCAACCGGCCTGAACTATTTACAGAACAGTTCCCGTGGTTAAAGAGGGACGAACTGGACAATATCAAGTAGCCGCCTAGCGGCTTTTTTTACGCCTAATTGGAAGGGGTTCCAATGCAACAGGAAACAATAGACGCCGTTTCAGCGGCAGGATCGAAGATGACGTATGGCGGCGCGACGGCCTCTGTGTTTTTTGGGCTGACCGCTGAGTTTTGGGGCGTGATATGCGGGTTGCTGGTCGGTATCGCCGGTCTCGTCATCAACTGGTACTACAAGGACAAGGCGCACCGTTTGCTGGTCAAGAAGTATGAGAAAGAAGGCATTGTGGAGCAGGAAGAGTGAGCGCCGAAGTCGTCCTTCTCCACAAGTCGGACATAGACAAGCAGGTTGAGCTGCTCAAGGAATCAGGGGCCGTTAAGGTGCTGATGATCTTCCAGACGGCAGACGGATGGATTCAGTACGTAGCACCTCCTGACACTAGCGTTTGGGAACTATCTGGATGGTGTAACGCCACGATTGCCGGTCTGATGGAGGGGGATGACTAATGACTCCACTTGAAGCGGTTGCGAGGTACGGAAGTATCAGAGCAGCAGCAAGAGAGTTGGGAATGCCGGAATCTACACTTCGCGGCAGGCTGGGAAAAAAGACGGAGCCTGTAACGCATTGCGTTATACCTGACTGTCAGGTGAAGGAAGGCGTCCCCATCCAGCACCTAGAATGGATAGGCAACTACATTGTGGACAAGCGCCCTGATGTGGTGGTCTGCATCGGTGACTTTTGGGATATGCCTAGCCTTTCGAGCTACGACAAGGGCAAGAAATCTTTTGAGGGAAGGCGCTACAAGAAAGATATCGAGGCAGGCAACAACGCCATGGACTTGCTGATGACGCCTCTGGCGAAAGCAGACTTTCACCCTCGCCTGGTATTCACTATGGGCAACCACGAACACCGTGTAATCCGCGCCATTGAGAACGACTCCATCCTTGACGGCACAATCGGTCTTGAGGACATGGAGTTGGCCCGCTGGGGATGGGAAGTCGTCCCATTCCTCAAGCCTATCGAGATAGACGGCATTTCCTACTGCCATTACTTCTACAACCCGAATTCAGGCAAGCCCTATTGCGGTACCGCCTTATCCAAACTCAAGAACATCGGCCTTTCTTTCACGATGGGCCATCAGCAAGGCATCGACATTGCCATGCGCGAGCTTCCTAACGGGAAGACGCAGCACGGCCTAGTTGCGGGCAGTTGTTATTTGCACGATGAGGAATACAGAGGCCCACAAGCAAACGGACATTGGAATGGCATCGTTTTCAAGCACGAAGTCCGTGATGGTATGTACGACCTAATGCAAGTCTCGCTTGATTTCTTACGCCGCAAATATTCCTAACTAGGAGGTGCATCATGTCTTTCCGTACAGCCGCTTTTGCGGCTTTTTTTGTGCTTATCGCTAACGCTACCGCAGCCGATACAGAACTCCGCGAAATGGTAGCGGAAGGCAACGGCGCTCAGTTCGTCATTACCAACCAGCCCTGTGAAATCGACTTCAAGGAACCGACACCGTTCAAGTATCACGCCTATGTCGTCATGCCTGATGGACTCTACGCCGCTTGCTGGTATGGCGATGACGCCGCTATCTGGATGGCGGTCGATCATTTCCGCCAGATTGTCAGCCTCGATCCATACGCCTTCAAGGTGAAACCGCAAGTCAAGCAAGAGAGTTTCTAGCCATGAAAGAAGACCTCACCCGTCGCACCCTGCAATGCGCTGGTTGCGGCAAGTATTTCCTGCCGCTGGATGACAGCAACTTTTGCGAAGCCTGCACGCCGCTGGACTTCGAGAATCATCCCTTCCAGCCGCAGCCATTGGATACGGGGGATTGCATCGATGAATAAATGGAAAGCACTCTCTGCTGTCGGGCTTGTTGCCATTGCCTTGCATGAAGGGTACAGCGGCAAGCCGTATTTGGATGTTGCAGGAATCTGGACAGACGGCTTTGGCAATACGAACGGCGTCGTCCCTGGAAAAGCCGTCACCGTGCCACAAGCACTCGACCGGCTCAACAAGAACACCGTGGCGGCGCAAAACGCCGTCAATCGGTGCGTGGATTCCTATATGTCAGACCTGACCTTCGCGGCACTCGTGAGCTTCACTTTCAACGTAGGCGAGACAGCCTTCTGCAAGTCCACCCTGGTCAAGAAGTTCAACGCCGGAGAAAAACATCAGGCCTGTGAGGAATTGCGTCGTTGGGTATATGCCGGAGGAAGAAAACATCAAGGTCTTGCGGATAGGCGCGAGGCTGAAAGACGAATGTGCTTGGAGGGATTGCAATGAACGCATGGGCATTAACTAATTGGGGCAAGGTGCTGACCGGCCTCCTGATCTTATTAACGGTTGCTTACATAGGATTTCTGCAATTAAACATTAAGCTCCTAACCTTAAATAACGAATCGCTCAAGCTGGAGCTGCGTACCAAGGACGCCGAGATAGCCGACTGGAAGAAACTCTACCAGATTATCGGTGACAAGCTGGCTGAGCAGAACGAATCCATCCTCGACCTCAAGCAAAAGACCGAAGCCGCAAAAAAGGCCCGTATATCAGCCGATAAAAGAGCGGACGAGATATCAGCACAAGCACGCAAGCAAGAAAACGCGCTACAGGCCGTTCCTGCAAGTTCTGGCCCCGATTGTGAGGCTGAACTGTCTACGATTCGCCAATTATTGAACACGAGGAAGTAGATATGTATAAATTCCTGACAATTTTATGCATATCGCTCGCAGGATGCGCCAGCATGCCCAAGGCTCCCGAGACAGTTTACGTTCCCGTGTCCCTGTCATGCGTAGGCGAGCGCCCAACGAAACCGGAGACTTCTATTCCACGGAATGATTCGGTGTCGGAGCAGGTAAGGGCGCTACTGATTGATATGGAGCGGATGAAGGGGTATGTGGCGGAACTAGAAGCAGTGGTTGAAGGGTGTCTGTAAAATACTCCTGTCAGAATAAATGACAGAATGTGCCTTTGAAGCCTTATTATATGCGGCAGTTAAGCCCCCTCCTAAGGGGAGGGTCACACGTTCGATTCGTGTCGGGGGCGCCAATAATCAATGACTTACGTGTAATTTGTGCGTCCCAAAAGTAGCTTAAACCGCCATAAACCGTCTCAGTTCTGACACACTTTGTCAGAAATTTGTCAGACTCAATCAACCCACTCTCTCAGGTGTTCTGGATCAAGGTGAGCGTAGCGAAGGACGAGTTCCAAGCTAGACCATCCGCCTAGCTCCTGGACTACTTTCAGGGGGGTCCCTTTCTGGATTTTCCAACTTGCCCATGTGTGCCGCAAGTCATGGAAGCGGAAGATTGACTTCTTGGTTTCCTTGCCATCCTTATCCTGCTCGACAACCACGAAAATGTCAGACTTTACCAGAGCCTTTTTCCAGGTTGTCTTGATGCTCTTGATTGGTTTCCCGTTATAGGTGAATACGTGCGTTTCGTGCTTTCCTTCTCTTGCTTTCAATATCGCTAATGCTGCCTCACCCAATGGAACAGGGATAACCTTGCGACCCTTGGCATCGATGGCATTCACCCATGCGGTTCTGCTGGCAACATCCACGGCACGCCATTGCAGATCAACCACATTTTCATGGCGCAATCCAGTAACTAGGGCAAAGGTGACAATCTCTAGAGCATGGGGAGGTAAGTGCTTTTGGAGTTCTTTCCACTGGCTGGGTCGCAGGAAGCGGATATCAGGTTTAATCTCGTCGCGCCGTTCTATTTTGATAGGCTGGCACAGCCCGCGAGAGGCGCTTAGATTGATGGCCGCACGGACGATATTCAGCGTGCGGTTAATGGTGGACTCGGCCCGAGGTTTCAGGGCCTTTACTATTTCATGTGGCTTTACGTCTCTTAATGGTCGGCTAGGGTAGGCTTTGAGCAGAACCCTTACGGCAGACTTTTCTTTTCCAGATCGTTCCTTATCTGTCAGCCATTCCCGTAATGCATCGGCTAGAGTAAATCCGCCAGACTTTCCTTGTTTGTAAATGTGTCTAAGGTCGTCGTGGACTTTTTGCGCTTCCCGTTTATCTGTGCAGTGTGTGCTTTTCCGCTCCCTGATACCTTCTGCATTAAGGAGTGAGTAGTACCAATATTTTCCGTCTTTGTAGAGCGACATGCGTTGTATTTTGTCCTTAACCAATCCACCAGGTCAACGTCAACGAACACCCAGGCACGGCCAACCTTTGCCGCTGGCAATTCTCCTGCTGCGGCTAGTTCCCTGATAGTGTCATCGCTGCACTTTAGAAACTCAGCAGCTTCCTCTAAATTTAGTGTGTGCATCTATCCCTCTGTACTAGGATTGGGGAGGTTCGGCAGTTGTACCCCACAATGCGGAACCGTGCACCACTCTCCTTGAATGCGTACCTGTAGCACTTGATACAACAAATCATCGATACGTATTGCGCCCACAGGTGGCCTTCCTTTTCGCACGTCATGCCATACCCACCTAATATCTTCGATCATCATCTATCCCTCTTTGCCCATGTTGCGGATGGCATAGGCTAATGTGCAAAGGCCCCAATAAATTGCCAAGCTAATCATAAGAGCTTCTATAAACATCACCCCTCCTTTTGTTCATCAGATTGCCCAGCGCTGCGGAAACTGACCTTAACCGGTCCATCTTGACCGTAGATCAGCGCATAGTGGAATGCCTCTCGCTCTGCTTCTTCTCGGGTCGCAGCATTCCCGCTAGCGACTGTAATTCCGCCTTGCTTGACGTAAAACCAATGCCTATTCATGTTCATCAGATTCCGTCTCGGTCAGGCTGGGTTGCGGACTGGATGCTTGGAGGTCGCCCCGTATAGCCATCCAAATTTTCCCGAGAAGGTTCTGCCCATCCTTATTCGGTCCCCATCCCCAAACATCATCACGCCATGAGTTCTCAACCAAGAGGCGGTCTCCAGTGGCAAGCAATTTGCGGCGTACATATTCATGCTGCTGCACCTTTGCCATAAGAACTTCTCGCATGACGTCAGCCTTAATTTCATCCCAATTGGAACGGCGGAACATCTTTTGTGAATTGGCAATCTTGAAGGCGTCATGTGCTGATCTAGCCTCAAGAATCATGTCCTGCACTTCAGGCTCTGTCCCGATGAACTTTGCCCAGTGATAGGCATGCTCTGAGGTCGGGAACAGATGTCCCCATATCTCAACCTGGAAGCTAGAAAAATTGCTGAGCACATAGAAGTCCTGCTCGTAAAAGCACACCATTTCTTCCGTGTCTAAACCGTGTAGTTCCACTTTATCCTCCTGTCCGCACATTGCTTGAACTTGCTGTGATCGTATGAGCATTATTTATGCATCGCCTTGGGGAGTGGTAGGGCGGTTCGTTGAGCCTTTTTCATCGCCTTGTACCATTTCTTGTAAGCGGCAATCCTTGCTTTATTTGTCTCCCTGTAAATCTTTGCCTTTTCCATTCCCTACTCCTTCCCGTTTTGTGCGAGGAGGTCGTCGGCCATAAAGTCGAAATCCCTCATACTTAAATAGTCGCCGGACAATACTGCGTCTTCCCGCACAGCCTTATACCTCGCCGCATCCTTCTCCGCTGCCGCCTCCATATTCTCTCGCAGCTTGCCTACAGCATCGGGCAAGGATAAATGCCCGTAATCTCTACCTAGCCATGCTCTGCGAGTGTCTCGTATTTCCTTCTCCGCAGCTTCCAGCTTCGCCTGTAGGGCGGTGAGCTCGCGTTCCAAGGAGCGGGCAAAGTTCGCAGTCCGCCGTGCGTAAGCGTGTGGCTTCTCGTAGTCGCCGCAGGATTCCTCGTGCGCATTTGTGCGCGGCGTGTCTCGCGGGTAGATTTCTGCTTTCATTTCGATCCTTCAATTTTCACTGTTGTTGCGGCGCAAGCCGGGCATACCCAACCATCAGGCGAACGACTCCAGCCATTCTCTTTGGCGTCTCCTTCTAGACGTGCGATTGTTGCCGCCGCCTCTGAGCGGCTATCACCGGAAAGAGCCATCGGGCCGCCATGGTTGTTCGACAGGCAACCTATTTGCGTCTGCTTTTCGCAATGAAGTTCAATCCATAAAGACATCATTCCTCCAAATCTATGCAGTCGATAACCGCAACTTGTTCGCCTTCACGAAATTGCACCCACTCCTCGCTACCCTTTGGATAGGGGTTCTCGTCCTTGACCGCCTTGTTCCACGCAGCTTGCATGTAGCAGGCGTATCCTTTGTCGCGCGGGCTAAGAGTCTCGTATTCGCTGGCTGTAATGGCACGCATGTCCATCTCTATCCTTCCGATTCATCTGTAGTGGTGGCGGCGAATGGTTTCCAATCGTCGCATTGCCCTATCAGGCCAGATTTCAGCCTCTCCAAAGTCACTCCCTCACCATAGGTAAGCAAGCATCGGCAATATGGGCTACGCTCATTCGGAAGGTGATAACGGCAATCGTGGCAGTCTCTCATCATCCCTCCCCGCCGCTCGGCTCGGCGGACTTCAGCGCATGGATCGTAATGTCCCGATTATTGCCGCCATCAATGAGAATCTTTTGATCCGTGTCGTGGCCGTTTCGGCGCATTATTTCGAGTGTCAGGCTGACAAATGTTCCGGTGACGATACTCAGTGCTGCCGGGTAATCGTTATTCAGCATGTCCAGCACTGCCGCGTGAAAACGTTCTGCGGCCTGCTCAAATTCCTTATCAAGTTCGCTCATTTCCCCTCCTTCGGCATGTGCTGGGCGACGATGGCGTGAATGTCAGCACGGCGAATATCTTCACGGCCAAGGCATTCGTCCTGTGCCTCACGCGCGCCCGCCAGGCACGCAGACTGTGCAATCTCTAGCACTGTATCCCTCGTCATCGTCACAAGGTCGGCATGACCTGCATCTGTGTCGGTGGGTGGGGTGAGCTTGAGCGCATCATGGCGTAAGAAAGACCAGTGAATTTTCCCGCGCCAGTCTTCGGACTTGTCCCCAATTGCCAATACCGCCTTCACGCCTTCCGCAAACCCCAGCTTTCGCTGATCGACTTCGGTCGTTAGTCCATAGCGCTCCGCATTATCATTGAACATAGCAAGCTGCTCGTCTGTGAATTCGACTTCGGCGGGAGGAATGAGGGCGAGGATGGCTTCTTCCATTTCTTGGCAGGCAGTAATTCCACCGTCAAAAAACTTGTAAGTATCACGATCATTCGGATAGCTGTCCCTGATCTTCTTGTTAACTTCAGCTTCTTTCGCACACACATCCGCCGCCATACGCAGCACTTGGATTGCGGTGGGAGAGAGGGTGTAGAGCTTGGTGCCGGTTGGTAATTCTCGGTCAGTGATGACTGTGTTTCGATAGTATTCAGCGTACTCGCTGTTACCTATTCCGCAGTCCATGCTCTCTCGCACAAAGACCGATTCGGATACTACGCCGCACTGCTCCACGGCTTCCGGCTGCTCCACTCCGCAATCGCAAGGTCCATTTGGGTATGCTGGCATGTTATGCACAGAACAATCACTGGCGTGCCGTGCTTCCGGCTGCCCCTGCGGCGGGGTTGGGGCGGCTGATAAGAGCTCGTCCATCGAGCTGAACGGGCCAACTCCCCTAGGATTCCACCCCTCCGCTGCCGGTTGATGGGAGAGGGCTGCACAGTATGCGCGATACATCCATTCATGAATTGTTGCGCTCGCATCCCTAAACGGTTGCGTATCCGCCCACGCCTCAAACGCCTCCCGCATCGCATTCGTTGTATTCATCGCGTCTCCTCGTCACGCGCAATGTCGCCATTTATTTCGTAACGCTTGCGATCAAGCTGGCGAACTTCGTCAATCACATCGCTTGCAAAAAACACTTCAGCTTGTGTGTATTTAGTTCCGAATTCACGGTTAATGATTTGCGCTTTGTGATCTGCCGCTATCCATCCAAATATTGCAGACGAATATATAATTGCGCCAATTGCTGCTAATACCCCTATGAAGACGCCAAAAACTCCACAAAACGTATTCATACCCTCATAACCTTTTTCGCTATACCAAAGAAGAAGCCATGAAATGAGGGCTGTCAGTAAGATTGATGCCAATATCAGAATCATGCGATTCTCCTTGATTGATTCAGAGGAATAGGGTGCGCATCCATCGGGTCATTTGTAGTCACGTTAGCTCTCCTTTCTGGTTAGGGTGGTGATGGATGCGCGGGGAAATCTAGAACGGAATATCGCTCTCTAAATCATCAAAACCGCCATGTTGTTCATTCGTTCGCGGCTGCGGCTCACTACTTGCAGAGGTCTCGCTTGGCCTGCTCCCTACGAGCGTCAACTCGCGGACGTTCACATCTGGGCTTTCCTTCTCTTGGCCTTCCTTGTTCGTCCATTTGCGCAGGGTGAATTCACCGCTCACCACAACCTGCGTACCTTTCTTGAGGTAGGGCGCTACAGACTCGCCACGCTTTCCCCAGTAGTTGCAGTTGATCCAGGTGGTAGCCTCGCTCTTGCCGTAGCCACTACGGACAGCAACGCTAAAGCCGGTAATGGGGTCGCCGCCAGCGGTAAATCGTGTTTCCGCATCGCGGCCAAGGTTGCCGCTAAAGGTGAATACGTTCATGCTGCCTCCAACTTGATTAATAGTTCGTTTACTTCATCGAGGAACCGCTTAACCTCGCCCTCTAGTTCTTGGATGTATGACTTCTCGGGGGTATATCGCACAACCATGATTTGATGCTTCTCAGGAAGGCGAGGGTCGAAGCTCACAAAGTCCACCCATTCACGTTCTGTGCAGGCACATTGCCATGCCATCTGCGGGCGATACTTGGCAGGAGGCTCCTTGGTGAGCAGGTAGTCGATATGCGTTGCCGTGTTGGGGCATTTAATCTCGATCAAACCATCTCCAGCCAAGCCATCAGGGGACGCGCCAGACCACTCAATCGATGGATGCAGTACCAATCCGACCTGGTCCACGAAAGCGCCTGTACGGGCCTCGTATGCGGCCCTGGCAAGTGGCTCTGTATCAATGCCCCATTGCATGGCGGCGTTACTGTAGGAATCCTGCGGTTGACCTGACAGGCGTTCAGCAACAATTTGGGCGCGGTAGTTGACCCGTCCTGCGGCTTCGCCGGATTTAACCTTGGCGACAACATCGGCAACACGGGAAGCTGTCACCAAGCCAGCACGAGACTTAAGCCATTCAACAGAGCCTTGCGGGAAGTCGATAATCTTCATGCTTGTGTCGCAATCGCTTCGTCTTGCATGGTGGCGGCTTGGCGCAGGGCAGTCTTTTGCTCTTGCGTCAGCAGGGCGAGATATTCCTGCTTGGTTCCCTTGATGGCCTTATTGAGGGCATCCGTTCCGCGCTTGGCTGCGTTGTTCAGTTGGGTGTAAATCTGCTCCGGCGTCATTGATGGCACTTGCTTTGCTGGCGCCTCCTTGCCTGTAGTTGCGTCCAGCGCGTCGTGCTCGACAATCTCCATTGCCGCCACCCACAGATAGCGCCGGATGTAGGTCTGTACCGCCCCTAGGTTCTGCACCTCATGGCAGCCCTTGAGGGCAGCGCTGGACATGGGGGAGGTAATCGCAATGCTTCTGTCATCCTCAATGTCCGTAATCGTCAGCGTGGCTACATCCGTACCGTAAGAGACAAGGCCGCACAACTGGAGGTCAGCGAAGATTTGCTGCACGACCGGCAGGAAGTCGCCTAGCTCGAAATACTTGTATCCGGCGAACTTGTTTTCGCCCGTCTTTTTCAACTCCGACTTTTGGAGCCTGATTCTGGCTTCCATCAGCTTTGCGTGTACGCTCATCTATCCACTCCTCTTCGCGTTGTACTGTCTCGAAAAACTGCTGCCAGGTCATGGTTAAGCAGCCCTTGCTAGCGCCTTCGGCAATTCGTCTTTCTCAATGGTCTTTTTGAATCCGATGCGGCCAGCAACGTGATAAACAACGATCCCTTCCGGCTTCATAAAACCTGGCGCAGCCATTGAGCCGTTATCAACTAGGTTTCTCAGGGCTGAATCAATCAGCCTTGTATCGAACATGCCACGGGCAAGAACAGGCACAGCATGGCAACAAGCAGGGCGAACAGAGGAGTCTCCCCAACGGTCAACGTTGAACAGGCTGAAACGTTTCTCTTGCATGTCATATTTACGCTGAATACCAGCGCCCCACCATTCGCCAAAGTGCGATCCTTCGCCAAGCTGCATAAGTTCGTCCTTGCGCTCATAAGCCCAAGCCGCAAATCCGAAATTGTCATCGCTAGGCGTTATCCAACGCGTACGACTGCCGACGAGGAAATCGCCATCAGGCGTAATGCAAATCTGAGCGTTCGTGCCGTCGATCTTTTCAGTGATAATCACCTCACGGGAAAGCCGCGCCATCTTCGGAAATTCGATAAATTCGCGTTCCACAATTTCTCCTTTCTGCAACCGGCCTAAACGTAGCCGGAATCTAATGAACAATCGGTTCGGGGTATTTCCCGTTTAACGCTACATGCCGCCCTGACTCCATCAGATACGCATGCTTTCTTATCCACTGTTTACGCATGTGTTTGTTTGCGTATAGCTCCATACCTTTGCGTGCTATGGTCTTTAGGTGATGTAGGCTCATGCTGTCATCCTCAAGTAGTAGTCATCGTCATCCGCCATCGGAGCCGAGAAGCGTCTAGCGTCATACTTCTCTTGTGCGATACGCCGTGCTGCGCTATCCATTTCCTTGCGAACGGTTTCGGCACAGTCCAGCAGATAGGGCCGCAGCGATGTGAGCGATTCATAGAACTCCTCCTCATCCAGATCAGCGCCAATGACAGTTAGCCGCACAATGGCGTTAGCAAGGTTGGTGTGGAAGCAGTCAGCTTCGCAAAGACCCGTTTCCAGTTCGTCCTCTTCAATGTCGGTCATGGCGTCTGCAATGTCGTCAGGAGTGATGCTCATTTGGTGGCCTCGATTTCAGCGATGATTGCGCGGGCGTCAGCAACAGCTTGCTTGTACTCATGCAGATGACCAGGTCGAAGGGCAGCGAGTCCACACAAACCGGTTAGCGCCACCAGCAGCTTGTCGCGCTGCTCCACCACCTTCGGCAGCACAGCGTCGTACAGGCCGGCACGAAGCGCTGTTACCTCGCGCTGCAATTCGTCGCGCTGCAAGAGTGATTTGTGCAAATTTCCAATCTCTCTGGCAGCATCTTCAAGAGTTGAGACGCCAATGAGATGCATAATCTCGTCACGCTGTGCTACGACGCGGCGCACTTCATCAACTGTCGCTTCCTCGGAATTTGCGGCGATTGCTGCGCGGATTTCTCGAAGTTCGCTCCATGCGGTATCGCGCTGTTCTTCAATTACGTGCACGTAGCCTGTTACTTCCTGTACGCCAGCAAGTTCATTCACGCAGGCCACGATGCGGCGGGCGTTGGCTTCATCCTCTGCCAGCGAATTTCCCCTCGCCATAACATGAGCGATGAGCCGCAGCCCCTTTGGATTCATCTGCTTGCCGGTTTCATACTCGCGGGCAATCATCGAACTTCCGTCGGATTGTGGAACAGAAATCCACGGTTCCGCCGTGTGTTGTTGCTTGGTGTCGCTCATACCAACCTCTCGATATAGTCATAAGCCAACCAGCAGGCCAGAAGGATGAGAGCAGAAGTCCAAGCTACGTCCTCCCAATCAATGCGAGGCTGGTTGAGCTGGTAGCCGGATATGTCGTGGGGATTCATGGTTGCTCCTCGTCTACTTCTGGTCCGATTTCCTCGGCTGTTCCTCCGTGGACTTCGCCGCAGCATTGTTCGCTGCGATCAGCCAACTCAGCGCCGCAATACGGGCAGTAGATTTGGTCGTTCATTTGCTCATCTCTTGAACAAATACGTACGCTTCATGGGTTGCGGTAATGCTGAAGTATTCAGCCTCCGTCATGTCCAAAACTTCAGCCTCGGAGCCGACAGGAAGAGCGCAATCGCTTGCAGTTATGTAGTACGTTTTGCCTTCATGCGTAACTTTCAAAACTTTCATCTCAGCATCCTTTCTGCAACCGGCCTAACGCAGCCGTAAACGTATAGAACTAAGAGGGGTGGGGGAGAGCTAAGCTCCAAATCATCACCGTCAGTCACCGGCAAGAGTTCCCCCGTAAATCTGCAACTAGTAGTAGGAAGGGGGCGTGTAGCTTTCACGCCATACAGTCCGCACAAGCTCAATCGTCTCTTGTGGCCACAAGAGACGATGTGTCCCAAGTGCTCGCCGCCCCTTCCTGCTACTAGCTGCTACGGCTTAAATGCGCCGCTTAGTTCCGAATGCCCCGCCTCAGACTACGGGGAGGTGGTATGTTTTGAGTGGCCTACCATCCGGTTTGCTGCTTTGCTGTCAGCGTTGTGCTGAACATGGGTGAATAATAGCAAGGCTATTTCTACATGTCAATAGCAAAGCTATTATAAATGGCAAAGAAAACCCCGCTCGATGGCGGGTTGGCATTGCTACGTAGCAATAGAGTAATTTGCAAGCATACTAAAGTACGTGCTTGCAAATGTGTGTTAATATGCAAGCACCACAACAACCGGAGTGCAAGCATGAGTGATTCTGTGAGCGGGAAAGCAAGAGGGGGTATAGCGAGAGCAAATTCTCTGACATCTGATCAGCGCAAGGAAATTGCTAGCAAGGCTGCACAGGCTAGATGGGATTCAACGATTCCTAAAGCAACTCATGAGGGGGTTTTGCACTTCGGTCAGGTGGAGATTCCTTGTGCGGTTCTTGGCGACGGAAGGCGCGTTCTTACTCAAAGCGGTTTTATGCGGGCGCTAGGTCGAGCCCGCCAGGCTAAGGGCCGACAATATTATGATGGTGACGTCAACATGCCAGCTTTTTTGACGGCGAAGAACCTTAAGCCTTTTATTTCCAATGATTTAGAAGTGACGTCAAGCCAGATTGAGTTTCGAACTCTCAGTGGGATTAAGGCTTTCGGGTATTCAGCTGAGCTGCTGCCTTCAGTCTGTGATGTGTTCCTGGACGCGGAGACTGCTGGCGTCTTAACACACATGCAAAAGCACATAGCTGAGCAAGCAAAAATGCTTATCCGTGGCCTTGCCCGTGTTGGGGTGGTTGCACTTGTTGATGAGGCTACCGGATATCAAGAAGTACGCGACCGACAAGCGCTACAGGCCATCCTCGATCAGTACCTTAAAAAAGAACTGGCTGCTTGGGCAAAAAGATTCCCTGATGAATTTTATTTTGAAATGTTTAGGCTAAAAGGTTGGCCCCTAAACCCAATGAAAGTTAAGCGTCCAGGAGTGGTCGGTAAGTACACCAACAATCTAGTATATGAAAGATTGGCTCCTGGGATTCTTGAGGAGCTTGAGAAGAGAAATCCAAAAGATGAGCGCGGCAATCGGCGAGGCAAGCATCATCAGCTACTTACCGACGAAGTTGGGCATCCGGCGCTTGCGCAGCATCTTTATGCAGTCATTGGGGCAATGAGAGCGCATGTTAGCTGGGATGAGTTTCTTAGATTTATGAACAGGGCATACCCAAAGAAAAATGAAACCTTGGAACTGGCCTTAAACGATCCCTATTAATTTAATTAGTAGCAGTTGCCTGAACAATCTTTCCAAGAAAGCCGGGTGATGCCCGGCTTCACTTCCACCTATCCTTAGCCTTAATGTATTAGCAAATCGTATTCGCCCCCATAATTGTCCTGACAGTATCCGATTCCGGTTCCTTGTGAGTAGTTAAAGTCACATCTGATGCTTCCTTTGCCAGAGGTCGCCAGAATTCGACCGTTGCCTGAGCCTGGAATGTATGTGGAACTTACTCCGGTGCCGTAAGCTGTAGCAGTGCGATGGCCGCCATAAGCTGTCGCGGTGGCGGCGCTATTTGTACGTATAACTGATCCGCCGTCATAAACATACGTGCCTTTGTATTGCTGGCCGTCCAAGTTAATGGTGATCTGCTTGCCTAGCTCTTGCGCTACGCCTGAGCCGTTCGGTCCGCCGGTACGGGAAATTAAATCAAGGTTATGGGCACAGCCGGATAGCAGCACAAATAGAATTAGCAGTTTGTACATCGTCACCCCTTTTATAGTTGAGAATCAGTAGCGATGCTTTATATGTGTTCGCTCTGCTTGTAGACAATCTTGCCGATGATGAAGCAGTTCTCATCGCACAACTTGTCTGGAAAACGCCTCTTGTCCTCGTTGTCTGATCGAAGCCACCATTCTCCGGCGTTCCTAATCATTCTCTTAATGATTAGCTCGCCTTCGAAGTTCACCGCAAATGTTTCACCGTCCTTTGGCTGCGTAATGTCGATGTTGGTAACAACGATATCGCCATCGTAAAGGGACGGCTGCATGCTCTCACCTGTGACCCTGAGGGCGTGCAATGAAGCTGGGTCGAACCCTTTGCTTACGAACCAATCCTTGCGAAAGAAGATTGGCGGCTTTTCATCATCGAGGTATTCAACGGCGTACCCTGAAATTCCAGCAGAAATTTTTATATCAACCCTTTTAATGCCTACAAAATCGGATGATTCATCAATTGTTATAGGGTTATTGTTGATGATTCTGTCAGTGCTGTCTACAAAAAAGATATCGGGGTCGCTTGGGTTTCGACCCTCCAATTCCTGCGCAAGTTTCGGACTAATCAAAGCAGGGTCTTTAATATCCAATCCTCGGCAGAAGCGCAGCAGCGATCTCAGGTTTAACGGCCGCTTTGCGTTCAAGTATTGCCAGACCATCCCCTGAGAGCCAATCTCGAACTGCTCTCCAAATTCCGCTTGGGTTAGCTTGACGCGCTCCTTGTAAAGCTGCTTGAGGCGTGCGGCATCCTCTTTCTGCCAATCCTCTATAACTTTTGGTGTTGTACTCATAACCGCACGAATCTATAGCAAAGCTATTTATGTATCAACGAGCATTGCTCTTGACAAATCAAAATAGCATAGCTATTATTCACCTATGGACCTTTCTACTTATTTAAAAGAACACTCCCGTACTGACTTCGCAAACAGTCTGCACGTTTCGCAAGGACTCATTTACCAATGGGAGAAGCAAATAAGGCCGATTTCTCCCAAGAAATGCGTCGAAATCGAGAGAGTCACTGGTGGCTTGGTAACTCGCAAAGATTTGCGCGACGACTGGGAAGAGCTGTGGCCCGAATTGGCTGACGACCGGAGGTTGCAACCTGATCGCCGTACAAACCGCCGTGGCCCTAAATGAACATCTCCCTGTGGGTGGAGCAATTATGTTCCACCCGTTTTTTTTAACAAGTTTCGAGTATCACCAATTCGCACAAATACGCACAAGAAAGGCTAATTGATATGAGCAAACAATTACTTAAACCAAGCCTTGCTCAGGCTCGACAGATGGAAATTATGCCTGGAATTCTTATGAAACAAACGAGAGACGCCAACCAAGCCGTGAAATTCATGCTGATGCATTCAGGCTCTACCCAGGAAGCCATTGGGGATGAGGTTGGCAAGCCGCGAGAAACCATAACCAGATTTGCTAACGGCAATGGCGGTATGAGCGCTAACGAAATTACCAGACTAATCATGGCGAGCGGAAACCTGTTCCTTCTTCAGTATTGGGCGGACTTCTTTGGATGTGAGCTTGTGCGTAAGGACGTGAAGGCGCAACGCATGGAAGAGCTAAAGGCAGAGCTTGCGGAACTGGAAGCCGCAGCATGAACGGTCTCTATCTAAGCTGGGGCGACCTTATCTGCCTGTGCTTCGCCATAGGCCTTACATGGGGCATTTTCATCTGGGTACTGCTGCACTTTCTCGAAAAGATAGGCCTTCTCCGACGATGAGGCTCCGCACCATAAAGCATAACTAGCAGCACATAAGCAGTAAACGCAGTAACTTTTTAGGGGTTGTTCAAATGGCTAGAGCTAGGAATATCAAGCCTGGATTCTTCAAGAATGAGGATTTAGGCACTGCCGATCCTTTTGTGTCGCTCCTGTTCGCTGGACTTTGGACGCTGGCAGACAAGGCTGGGATTCTTGAGGATCGCCCCCTTCGTATCAAGGCCGAACTTTTCCCATACCGTGACAATTTCGACATTAACCGTTATTTAACCGTTCTGCTTTCGTTCGGCCTCATCCATAGGTACGAGGTTAACGGTACCAAGCTAATCCAGATCGCCAAGTTCAAGGAACACCAGAATCCTCACCATACCGAGAAGGATTCTATTTATCCTGATTATTCAATATCTTGCCAACAATCGGTTAAACAACCGTTAATTAACGGTGACACTCCTGCTGATTCTCTGATTCCTGATTCCCTTAACACTGATTCACTGATTCCTGATTCTCCGACTCCTGATTCCCTTCCTTTGCCGCCGGATGAACCGGCTGCGCCTCGAAAAAAGAAAGAGCCTGAGTCAGCAGAAACATGGAAGGCCTACAGCGATGCGTACTTCACTCGCTACAAGACTGAGCCTGTGCGCAACGCAAAGTCCAATTCATTGGTGGCTGAGTTTGTAAGGCGTCTAGGGGTGAAAGAATCCCCGCACGTTGCAGCCTTCTACCTGCGCCATAACGGTTCGTTCTATGTCGGGAAAATGCATTCATTGCAGTTGATGGTTGCCGACGCAGAGAAGCTTCGCACCGAGTGGGCAACTAATACCCAGATCACAACGACACGCGCCCAACAAGCAGACCGGACACAAACCAATCTCAACGCCTTTAGCGGATTGCTGGCAGAGGCTCAAGCGAAGGAGGGTAATTGATGGCATCGGTAGAACTAATCAAGGCGCTTGCTGCTACCGCTGAGTTGTGCGGCAGGACATTCTCCGAGGAGGCGGCGCGGATGCTGGCCTATGACCTGGAAGGCTATGACGAACGGGCTGTTATGCGTGCTCTGTCTCGCTGCCGCAAGGAACTCAAGCCAGGTCAATTCTGCGCTGAAGCGGTTATCTCGCGCATTGATGACGGACGGCCTGGAGTGGAAGAAGCATGGGCCATGCTGCCGCACGACGAATACACCACAACAGTTTGGACTGAGGAAATGAGCGCGGCATGGGGCGTTGCATACCCGTTAATTAACGAAGGTGAAACCGTTGCAGCACGCATGGCCTTCAAAGAAGCGTACACCAAGCGAGTAAGCGAAGCCCGCGACCAGCGTCTTCCGGTTAGGTGGACGGCTTCACTTGGTCATGACAAGAACGGTCGCGAAACAGTTCTCACGGATGCAATGGAGAAAGGGCGGCTTACGGCTAATCAGGTAAGCGTTCTACTGCCGTACCACGAAACCAGCCCGCAAATGCAACAGCTCATCGAATCCGCAAAACTCAAAATGCTGGAGGTTGTATGACCCAATCCGAACAAATCCTGAACCACCTGAAATCCGGCCACAGCATTACACCACTGGAAGCGCTGGACAAGTTTGGCTGCATGCGTCTAGGTGCTCGCGTCTATGAGCTTAAGCGTGGTGGACACGACATACGCTCCGAGCCATTAGCTCTGCCAAACGGCAAGCATGTGGCGCGGTATTGGATGGAGGCGGCATGAAGCTTACAAAGCAACAAATCAAAGCGCACCAGGAAGTAATGGCACTTGTGGATTGCGGACGACCGCTCAAAGACTTCGAGAAGGAATTCATCCTAGACAACTTCCACGAGGGCGCAACCAATATCAATTCTGTTGCCGGTGCTTTTTTTACGCCGATGGCGTTAGCCAGAGATTTTGCCTTAGAGGTAAACGGCGGGCATGTCATTGACCTTTGCGCTGGCATCGGCTCCCTCAGTTACGCAGTAGAGCAAAAATGCGACAGCTTGACCTGTGTGGAAATTAATCCCGAATACCTGAAGATCGGACAGCGCATTGTTCCAGAAGCTAGGTGGATCAACGAAAGCGTGTTTTCGAAAGAGGTAGCCGAGCTTGGTTTGTTCGATTGGGCTATCAGTAATCCGCCCTTTGGCGCGGTTAAGGAGGATGGATTTTCAGGCAAGTACACCGGCAGCCAGTTTGAATTCAAGGTTGTTGAGTTGGCATCCCGCATGGCCCATTTCGGCGCATTCATTCTGCCGCAAATGTCCACTCCATTCCGGTATTCAGGACAGCAGTGCTATCGCGAGGATGTTGCAGACAAACTCAAGAAATTCCTCGAACAAACG